AGCCTAATCTAAATGATATGGCAGGTAAGTGGGGTAAGATGCAAATATTCAAACCTCATCTTGAAGTAAATCTACAATCTAAAATTAAAGGTGGTAGAGAATACAGGCCTATGGATTACGGTGTAAATCCAAAGTATATGAATCGTTGGTGTGTGGATAAAAAAGTATTCAAACAAAAACAAAGAGTATATGGTGGAACAATACTAATAGATGCGTCAGGTTCTATGTCCTTTAGTGGCGAAGATATACTAGAAATAATGCAGATGTTACCTGCAGTTACTATTGCTATGTATAACGATAGAGGTCAGGATTGGGAAACAGGTTCATTGCGTATCATTGGTCAAAATGGTAAGAGAGTTAATCAAGACTATCTAGATAGATGGACTGGCGGTGGTAACTTAGTTGATGGCCCTGCTTTGCAATGGCTATCTAAACAACCACAAAAAAGAATATGGGTTAGTGATATGTATGTATTTGGATTACATAATACAAGCTCAGATAACTTATTAAAAGATTGTATTGAACAATGTAAGCGTTCAGGAATTACTAGGCTAGCTGATGTTGATGAAGTAAAAGAGTTTGCTTATCAACTGAATCAGCTACAATAGAAGGAAGGAAAATTAGGGGTACCGTGCAACTGGCAACAGTGGGTTGTACTCCTTTCCGACCTTAAGCACGGTATTCCATCTGTGGATGGGGGTGTCCAAGTTAGAGCATAAACAACTACCCGTTGATATTATGCTAACGGAGGTTAAACTCCTCCCACCTCCACCATTTTCTTTTATATTTACTTGTATTTTTTTTAAATCAACTATAATTATCTTATGACAAATATAGATGAACTACTTAATGAAGCAGAGCATGGAAAGAAAGGTAACTATGTTGAGGATAGAATTACTCCAGAAGCAGAACCTTTTTGGATTGCTTTAAAAGATAGAATAGTAAAAAAGAAAATAAAGATGAGACCTTATGTAGTACATAGGTTATTGCATGATGAATTTGGTATAGAAATATCTGAATCTGCAATAAGAAGATACTTACAAAAGCTAGAAAGGGATAACAATGTCTAAAGATATTGATAGCTTAATGGCTGAAGTTGAATCTAAAGTTATTCAAGATTTAAAAAAAGATAACTTAAATCTTTTAAAAAAACTTGAAAAGTCAAAGAATAAAAAAGAAGAGATGGTTGATGCAGTATATGATGCAGTATCAGCTAACTTAAGAACATGGGACAAACCTTCAATACCTAAACCTTCTAACTTAAAGAAGACTAAGGATGAAGAAATAGCCATAGCAGTATTAAGTGACATACAACTTGCTAAAGTTACACCTGATTACAATACAGAAGTAGCAGAAGAAAGAGTAATAGCTTATGCTAAAAAGATAGTTGACATTACTAATGTACAAAGACAATCTCATCCTGTTAATAAAGTTGCAGTGTTTGCAGTTGGAGATATTATAGAAGGTGAATTAATATTTCCAGGCCAATCACATTTAATTGACAGCAGCTTATACAAACAAGTAACAGTTGATGGGCCTAGAATTATAGGTAAGTTCTTTGATATATTACTTGCTAACTTTAATGAAGTAGATGTTCATTGGGTTATAGGTAATCATGGCCACTTAGGTGGTCGTAGTCGTAAAGACTATCATCCAGATTCTAACGCTGATAGGATGCTAGGTAACATCATGAAGATGGTATTTAGAGATGAAAAGCGTATAAAATTTACAATACCTGACAGTACAGGAGACAATCATTGGTTCGACATAGCTGATTTAGGTAAAGAATGTAAGTTTTTATTGTGGCACGGAGACAATGTGAGAGGTTTTAGTGGATTTCCATGGTATGGTTTCGGTAAGAAGCTACAAGGTTGGAAAACATTAGCAGCTAATGGTCTTATGCCAGACTTTGACAACGCTGTAGCAGGCCATTTTCATACACCTACAACAATGTATCTTAATGATATAAGGTTATGGGTTAATGGTAGTACTGAAAGTTACAATACATATGCATTAGAACAGTTAGCTAGCATGGGTAGACCATGTCAATGGTTACTATTTTGTAAGGCAGGTACTGGCGTAACAGCAGAATATCTAGTAAAATTGGAAGATGTATAGTACATATTAACAGAAGGTATGTCAAGCAATGAAAGTAATAGGAATAGAATACGCTGGAATTGGGACTCAACCTTACTTTATAGTAAGATATGAAGATGAAAGAGTTGAACTAGTGCCAATTGAAAGAGGTATAACTAACTTAGAAAAAGAAAAAATAGGTTAAGAATTAACGGGACCTATCGGTCCCTTTATTTCTTTTCTCTATTATGAATATATAGGAAGGATATTATGGTAGAAAAAGATACCAAGAAATTATTATCCCCTTTTCCACCTCATTTGGTTAAGAAAGCACCAGCTGGGAAGTTTGGGGACTATGTACCACACGCTAATTATGTTGAAAGACTAAGAGATAGTGGTATTAACTATACCTGGAAATGTGAACCAGTATATAGTACACACAACGGTGAAAAGAGAATAGTAGGTGCTAAAGGTACTATAACTATTGAAGGTATGGGAAGTTACGATGGCTTTGGTGATATAGATACATTTAAAATGAACAATGATAAGTTCAATGATGGTACTAACCTTAAAGACGCAGAATCAGATGCATTTAAGCGTGCATGTATGAGGTTTGGTCTTGGTGTAGAGCTATGGTCAGGTTCAACTCAGACTGAAGAAGAGGCTGCGGCTGAGGCAGCTAGAGAAGCTTCAGTTGAAGTTACTAAAGTTGACATGCGTTTAAAAGAGAACAAAGTTCCTAAACCAGAACCAAAACCTATAGATGAAGTTAAGTTAAATGATGATGGAACTATAGCTGAGGCACCTTTCTAATGGCAGATATGGAGTTTATACAAACAACTGTTAACGCTATGTTAGAGGGAAAGAATAGTGAAACTAGAATGAAAATTCTAGGATTAGCTAATCAATACTGTCAAGTACTTAAATTTCCTATGAAACTTACTGATTATAATGATAAACAATTAGATAAATACTTTGGATTTATTGAAAAATTATCAGATATGCCAGAGGTATTCACACAAGAATCATTTGAAAAACTACCCCTTATAGAAAAAGTATCTAGTATAATGGGAGAAGTTACAGAGATAGAAATAGAAGGTGGAGATAACTCATCAACTATTCAAGGAGTGGTTAGTAAAATGGCCGAAGCAAAAAAATATAGAGACGATTTAAAATGTCCTTACTGTGGACAAATGGTCTTTGATAATCGTAACAATAAAAAATCAGATAAAAGTCCAGACTTTGTTTGTTCTACTAATGACCCTGCTATATGCGGTGGACATAGTGGTAAATGGAGAAAGTCTTGGTGGATGGATAATAATGATATCCCCGAAGACTGGAACTTAAATGAAGGAACAGTGTAAAGACTGTACTAAAATTCTATCTATAAAAAAAAGAAAAAAAAACTATCGTATTATTGCTTGTAACAATTTAGGTTGTCTTCAATATATGGTAGAGATTAGGAGAAATAAATGATAGTAGAATCGTTTAGGGGCATAACTGTTCCTAAAGATATTAAATCAAAAGAGGAACTCATTAGATGGGCTTTAGAAACAAATCGTTTTAAAGAACCTATTAGTAATGGTGAGTTTGTTTTTGACCTTAGATGTACTAGATTCGGTAGTACATTGTTTAACCTTAGAGCTGAAGGTTATGATATTGCAACTATGCCAGCTAAGAAAAGAGGACATTACCTTTATTACTTAGTTAGTACACCTGCAGATAGTACAACTATGAAAAAGAAAGGACAACGCTTACTTAATAAGTTAAGAAAAGCAATGGCCTAGAAGTGGTTGGAATATTACTCAGTTGTGCATTATCTTTGCCTGTGAGCCTAGACAGTATAGCTGAGTATGTCCAATGTAGAAACATTGAAAAAAAAATAGAATATGTTATTGAATGGAAACCATTAGTATCTGAATACTTTAAACAAGAAGACATACCTAAAGCATTAGCAATTATATATTGTGAATCTTCAGGTAGAGACTATGTAGTAAATGACAATACAAATGGAACAAGAGACATAGGACTATGGCAATTTAATGATGATACATGGGCATGGCTAAAACCAAAATTAAAAATAAAAAGCAATAGAACTAACCCTAAAGTATCAACAGCAGTGGCTTCATGGTTAGTGTACAATGACGGTTGGTATCATTGGAATAGTAGCAAACACTGTTGGGGAGATGTAGATAAACATGGCTAAACCAAAAAGAGATGATTCTGTAGATAATATATTTAATGCACCAATGAAATTAAGACATTGGGCAGTAACATTAATAGGATACTTAGGAGATAGTAGAACAAATACATTACCTAATACAACAAAAGTAGATGAGTTAATAGGACAATTCGTTAAAGATTATAACTTTTACTACAATAAAATGAGAGAGGAAGAAGAATAATGAGTCACCCAATACCAGGGTTAGAATATTTTTGTGAAGAATGCTTTAAAGATTTAGAAGAAGGAGGACATATATGTCTATAAATACAAAATTTATGACAAAAACACAAAAAGAATTAAATGATAATTTAATATCAACAACACATATAAATAAGCTTAAACTTAAAGAAGAAAAGAAAGCTAAAACTTTATTACTTAAAAGTTATGGTGGTAAAAGATTTCTAGGATTAACTAAAGCAGGTAAACCTGTCTTTGTTTCTTATGAATTTAATCTTTCCGATTTAAAATTAAAGATGTCTTTCTCTCATCAGCTGCGTATCTTAACGGAAGAAGGTGCCAAACTTGCGAATGACAGATATACATTTGAAATGAAAACTAGACCTAACATTAGCTTTGACTTAATGACAAGAAAGTTAGACAAGAAAAGAGGTGGAGAAGTAACCATCCAAACTCTAAACTATTTGCAGCGACTATATGAACTAATTGATATTAAGTTTCACAAAGGTTTTGTTAAAGACAAACCTACAAAGTTAATGTTTAAATACATTGCAGATGCTATTTATGTAGGAACTGATGTAACTCAACATGACATTATGGATTACTGTAATCTTCCAGAAAGTATATACTTTGTACCAGAAGGAACATGGTCATATCCTGATGAGTTATAAACCATTACCTAAAGAAGTAACTATTAAGAGGTCCAAGGTAGAAGGCCTTGGCCTCTTTTCAACTAGAACTATTGAGAAAAATACAGAACTAGGAATAACACATTACAAGACAGATAAAAAGACAGCACATGATGTTATTAGAACGCCTTTAGGAGGTTTCATTAATCATTCTGACTATCCTAATTGCATACTTGAAATTAGAGATGACGAGTATTTTTTATTTACAAATAAGCTCATCATTACTGGAGAAGAACTTACTTTAAAATACCATATGTATGATATCAACAATGATTAACCTTCTGCTTTTTTTTTAAATACATAATAGAATATAAGGCAATGGCAGACGGGCAATTTGTATCTCTTAAAAGGGCTCTATTCGTCTCTCAGGGGTATTCAGGTTAATATTTTTTCTTGTATCTTTTCTTCTTACCAGTTTTAGTAATTGGCATATTAATATCCTCTTGTTATTTTCTTAAGATTGTTTCTTAATTTTATTTGTTTATTTAAAGCTTGTTGTTTTTTTAATCCTTGAACAGTATCATATCGTTTATTGTAATTCCTTCTAGAACCTGCATGACTAAATATTCGGTCTACATATTTTTCATAACCTCCACCTTTGTCAAACCAAGGTGAATTAGGATTATTTTTAAACCACATATTAAATCCTGGACTTGAAAAATCTTTATCTATCCAGGTAGTTACCATTCGTTCTCTAGCTTTATCTCTCATAGCTGTATGAGATTTAATACGAGCTTTCATTTCACGCTCACCTAAACCATGAGTAGTCCAATCTTTCTTAGGGTCTATAGCTGACATTAGTATCCTTTAGTTCCATATTTGTTTTTACTCTTCTTAGTATGAAACTCTGTACCACCAGGACCTAAAGCACGTTTAGTACCTTTATATAATCCTTCAGCAGCTAACATAGCTACAGCACCAGGAGTTATTCCACCTAATAATTTACTCCCTTTAGCTATTGCAGGAGCAACTTTACCATACTTAGCCAACTGAGCACTAACCATTCTCTCTTCAGGAAATCCAGCTTTTAAACCTTTTGCTGCTAAATGATACTGTTTATTAAAACTAGCAACGTTTTTTGCAACATCCTTAGACATAGTTCTATAACCATAATCAAATGCACGTTTTATTTCTCTAATACCACTAGAGTTCTTAGGAGAGATTTTACCATACTTAGGGTCGGTTATCCCCATAGGACCTTTTTTAATCCAGTTTGTTTGTTGAGCAGCTAATCTCATTCCTCTTTTTGATTTTTTTATTATATTCATATATTCATCATGAGGCCCCTGATACTTATTAAAAAATAACTTCTCAGACATTAGCTATTTTTTGTAACTTGTTTCTTTGCATATGTTTTTATTACTGCCAATGCTGCACCACCACCAGCTAATGCAGCTAACTGAACTACTTCAGCATCTACACCAACAAGAGGAGCAACTGTTAAGGCACCAATAAATGCTTCGATGAATGTCCAAGCAGTACGCTCCAACATATCTTTGAGGTCTTCACTCATTTTATAACTCCATGCTTCATTCCAAGGGGTCCACGCCACATCCTTTTTGAACGTCCCATCAGAGTTTCTTTTTCTCTTATATCTATTTAACATTATACACTATCCTTTTCCAATTACCATCTTAATACCTTTTTTAAGTTCTGTTAAGAATTTTTTACTAACAGCACCTTTAAGATTTTTATCAGCATACAATTTTGCGTCATTTGAAATTCGTTGTTGAGCTATTTGACTTAATGATTTAATATCAAATGAACCATCTTTTTTATAAAAGTTCTTTGATATTTCATTGCCTGTCATTTTAGATGAAGCTTGATTTAAAATCTTATTGACTGCTTCTGGTCCAGCAGCTTTTAATAATTGTTCAGTCTTTGCTTTACTACTAAACTTTGCAGTACCACCTGTCATCTTTAGAGATTCTTTATAAGCTTTCCATACTAATTCTTTTTCATAGCTTTTTCTAAGAGTAGTGTAATCTTGTTGTTTAAATAAATGAGTGAACTTATTCTTCTCATCTAATATACCTGTTGTTTTGTATTTAAATGTATTCTTCGGAGAACGCTGAGCATCTGATTCAAATAAATATTTTTCACCTTTAGGTGCAATACTTTTCAACTGCTCATAAGTTAATGATTTTGTTATTTGTCTAGCATCTCCACCCTCTTGATATCTAAATAAATTCTGTGGTACAATTTTCTTTTTATTTTTATCTAATAAAACTTCACCTCCTTTATTCTTTTTCCATAAATTATTCTTATCCATGAAATTTATAAAACTACCTTTATCAACTTCTGCATAATTCAATGGAGCTTTAGCTACACTTGGTTCCGATTTCAAACCTTCTGCATATGCTGCTTTGCTACTAGTTATAAGCTTTTCTTCTATACCTTTTTTAATGTTTCTAACTTGTACAGCTTCATCGTAAAGAACATCAAATACTTTTTGACTACCTATATTGAAGTCTTTCAACCCCATAGATGTTGCTGCTTTTCCACCTCTTAAACCTTTTGCTAATGAATCTAATTCTGTTTGACCATATTTAGTATCTTTAACTCTTTCTAATTTTGAAAGGTGTTTTTTAAAATCACTATTGCTAACTTCAAAAGAAGCTGTAGCTCCTTGGCCGTAATCAGTAACTCTAACTTTACCTGGTATTTCAATTCCTTGTGCAGCTATATCTTTTAATCCTCGTTTATATTGTTTTCCATATACACTTACCCCTGGTTTAACTTCTCGTGTAACAGTTTTTGTTTGAGGAATTTTCTCACTCATTACAACATTTCGCTTTTGAGGGTTTAGATGTCTATAAAGAGATTCTGTCTTAGTAATTTCTTTTGTTCTAGGGCTTTTATCTCGTTGTGCTTTTTTTAATTTTGATTCTGCTGCAGACAAATTAGCCTTTCCATATTTTATGTCTTCTGGTGTGTAAGCTTTATT